CCCATGGTTACGATATTCCCTATGCTTCCGTTGCCTTTCATGTTGTTCACCTCTCTTTCTAAATTGCATAGAGCTTGCGACCGTTGATATTGGCACAGCATTCAATTAATTTCGCTTCCTTCATGCCTATCAACCCTGGCAGGCTGCAGATTGCAATAATCTTGTCTTCATAGATAGCATCTGCCTTGGAATAGTACAGTCTAATCTTCTGGTAGTTTGCTTCAGCTAGATTCTGCGTCATTACTTTTTCGTTATGCCATATCTGCTCTGCTGTTTCATAGTCATTTGCTTCAATGGCAGATTTTCTTCTTGCTTTGAAGTCTTTGATTGCCTGTACCATTCCTCTGATATCGGCATTAAGCGCATCTAATTTCTTTTGTTTTGGTATCATGATTATTCTCCCTTCTTATGCGGCTGATGTAATAAACATTCTCAGCCATTCTCCATTTATTCTTTCCCATGCTGTGGGATTCAGAGCATATTCTTTTGGTTTAAACAATTCTCTGTATCTCTGCTGCATGGATTCTTTGGTTAAGAAGAACTCTTCTCTTTTTAAGTTTCCCTTCTGGAAGCCGGACTTGTAGTAAATTCGGAGTTTATATTTACATTCCATGTGATTCACCTCATTTCTAAAGAATTGATTGCTTTTTAGCGGAAAAGTAGCTGATATCTCCGCATATAATAAAATCCATTAAAGGAAGTGATAACAATTCTCCTACGGATTTAATTCTTTCCATAGCGTTCATGTCTACTTGAGATGGAGAGACATCGCCACTAGGATGGTTATGGACCATAACTATATTGGCAGCACCACATAATAGAGCTTTCATATATATTTCTCTTGGGGATAATACTGCCGAATTCACAGTTCCATGGCTGATTTCAAATAAACCTAATGGATGTGATTTTGTATCAAAACATATTAGGTATACATATTCCTCAGTCCGTTTCCCTAGCCGAAGATATTTATTTAAGAAATTAAATATTAGTTCTGGATTATTGAGTGTTACTTTCTCTTCGCATATCTTTGCTTTCTCAATAACCGGAAGTCTATCATCATCGAGATAAGTTTCCATTGAATATATCATATAACTCACCTCACCTTTCTTGCATATGTGACAAAATTTCTAGCTACAAGAAAACTCACAAGATATGGTGGAACATATGTCCAGTCATCATTTAATGATTCTATGAATGACTTTACTGCAGAAGGCTCTCCGTCGAACCATGATATAGATACGATTGCTATCCCTTCCTGGTCCGAATTGACAGCTTTCTGTTTGATTTCGATAGTCTGCTTTGCCATGCTGATATTGAATGTGTGACAGATTTCTTCAAACAGACATACCTCATCATCAGAGAATCTTCCGTCCGGCAACTGTTTTGCCTTGATGAGGTTCAGGATATCTTTAATCTGTCCGAAATAATAACGGGCTTCTTTATCTGGTTCTCTTGAAGCAATGTATTCTGCTTCTCTTTCGATTTTCTTCATGGCTGTTCTCCTTATTCTTATTTGCTTACAACAGACAGGATATTTCCCTGTTTATCTAATTTCACTGTTACTTCGGATCCGCTCTGGAATCCGGATACATCATATGCTTTTCCATTCTCATCAAGGATATAGTTTCCTGATGCGGAAACAGTTCCTTTGACGGAATGGATTCCGGCATATACGTCTTTATCTACTTTTCCAATAATTCCGGCGAACATGAAAAAAGCAGCTAAACCTAAGCTGCTTTTAATAATGATTGATTTCTTTTTTCTAGCTGCTGCCCTCTTGTTGTATTCTTCTCTTGTCATGATTTATTTCCCTTCTGTTTAATTTAATTTAATTTAATTTGCATACTGTTCGAAGTGTTTTAATCCACCTGCATAATGGGCCAGCAACACTTCGTCATCAGTTACATATTTAGTTCCCTTGGAATCCATGATACAGGACGCAAGGTCATTGATTTCATAATCTCCGGCATCTGCATACCATGAGAACATATTTCCGTTGGAACAGGTGATTGTTACAAGATCAACTTCCGGTTCTACATCGTATTCGATTTCTGTAACAATTCCGGTAAGAGGGTAAAGATTATCAAGGGTGCTGATTCCCTCAATATCCTCTGTATAATATCCGGTTCCGTCACTGAAACCATAAAGAGTTCCGGTTTCTGTACGATTAACGGAAGTGATTTCTCTTGCTGATACCGGAGTACAGCTTGAGAATAATGTTGTTGTTACTACGATTGCAGTAACGATAGTTTTTGTTGTTTTAGTCATGGCTATTTCCCTCCCTTACGCGAAAG